TTCCATGTGTTACCAGAGTTTGAGATATCGTTAGGTAACCCCCCAGATCACATACGGTATATACGATTAGCTTTCCTTACTCATGAGTTGTACATAGCTATATACCCCCAACGTTAGAACATAGGAGCGTCCATTAGATGGCACTTGAAACAGGTAGTTACATCGACAGTCTGGTTACAGCTAATCCTGCTGCCACTGATGCGTTATCCCAAGCTGATGACCACCTAAGACTTATTAAGTCTACCCTTAAAGCAACATTCCCTAATATTACTGGAGCTGTTACGGCTAACCAGAGTGACCTTAACTCTGGTAATGCAGCCATACTCACAGATGGTTCTACCCCCACTCTAGCCAGTGGTATTACGGCTGTTGAAGTTAAGACCCTATTAGGTGTCACTGAGTCTTCCTTGGGTATTGCTACAGCAGAAGACGGTGAGGTTACCCCCACGTTAGCTACAGGTATTACGGCTACAGAAGTAAGAGACCTCATAGGGGCAGCAGATGCCTCTACAGCAGCCACTTTACTGACAGCGTACCCAGTAGGTTCAATCTATACGTCTGCGTTAGCAGCTAACCCTAGTACCCTCTTTGGAGGCACTTGGATATCCTTTGCCCAAGGTAGAGTATTAGTAGGTAACGATGATACAGGTAGCCCAGATAGTGACTTTGTGGCTTCTAGTGCTGACGGTAGTACCTTCTTAGTGGGTGGTGCTAAGACACACACCCTAAGTACTGATGAGATACCTAGTCACACACACAGTATCTCTAACTTTGAGAACCCCGCAGGCACTGGAGCTACAGGTAGTGCCAACGGTGCCTCTAGTTTCTCTTCAGTAGACACTAATGCTACTGGGGGTGGACTAGCGCACAACAACGTACAGCCTTACATCGTTGTCTACATATGGTTGAGAACAGTCTAAGCACCAAGCACTAATGGAGTATGTAGCACTATGGGACAATTAATGCCTGTAAGAGATGTAGGTAGCATAGGTGTAGTTACCGATGTACGCCCCGCATCTCTACCACTCAATGCTTTCACTAGAGCTAAGAACGTACGGTTTGATGAAGGTAGAGTCGGTAGGTCACCTGTCTTTAGAGTGATCGAAGATACTTTAGGTTTCAACCCTAGGTTCACCTACGGTATCCCTGCAGCAGCTAGTGGTGGCTTTGCAGTCATCGTTATGGTGTCTGATGCCCTTGATATCAAACAGTACGCCAATGGCTCTGTATCATCACTACAAGGCTCCATAGCGACTACCGCAGCTAACCCTAGTGCTATCACAGGGACTTCCTTAGCTGACATGGTGTACATCAATAGAATAGACCAAGTACCTGTATATATGGCTAATGGGGGTAGTTCCTTTGCTGCATTACCTAACTGGACAGCCACCTGGAGAACAGAGTCCCTCAGAGCCTACGGTGACTTCTTACTAGCGTTAAACACTACAGAGAATGGCACTAACTACCCCTCTAGAGTACGCTACTCGAACCTTACTTTAGCTAACTCTGTACCGGACTCATGGGATGCAGGGGATGCCACTAAGTCAGCAGGATTCAATGACCTAGTGCAAATGAAGACAGGCATAGTAGACGGCTTAACCCTAGGGACTAACTTCATTATCTACGCCAAAGACCAAGTATGGCTCATGGAGTTCGTGGGTGGCACATTCATACATAACTTTAGGAAGCTCTTTAGTGACTGTGGTGTTATCAACCAGAACTGTATAGCTGAAGTAGAAGGTACTCATTACGTCTTTGACCACGAAGATATCTATGTACATGACTCACACACTAGGCAATCCATCTGTGATGAAAGAGTTAAGAACTATATCTTTAGTGGCTTAAACACAGCCAAGACTAATCGATGCTTTGTACACCACAACGCAGACCTAGATGAAGTAATGTTCTGTTATGTCTCTGGTGATGATATGGCTGAATACACCCACGGTGACCGATGTAACAGAGCCGCAGTATTCAACTATAAGAATCAAACATGGTCATTCACTGATCTACCTAACGTAGCTAGTTCTACTGTAGGGACTATCAGTTCTTCAACAACGTACGCTAATACGTCCGCTATCTACAGCACCATAGGTGGTAGCTACTACACCCAAGAAGCAGGCTACGATAGCCACAGCTTATTTGTAGGTGAAAGCAATAGTACTGATGGTTTAGCCACAGATAAGTTATACGGCTTAGACTTGAGTGACTCAGGTTCCCTAGCGTTCCCACTGGATGTAACGGCTAACAAGAGTCCCTTCCTAGAAAGAGTAGGGGTAGACCTTGATGAGTTGTCACCCTTAAGTGGCTACAAGGTAATCAACAAGATATTCCCACAGATAGATACCCAGAACGCTGACAAGACATTCACCTTTACCTTTGGTGCATCTGACTTGTTAGGAGATGCGACTACCTATGGTTCTCCAGTGACTTTCAATGGTGCTACTGACCACAAGATTGACTCTAGAGCCTCTGGTCGCTACCTGTCTTATAAGCTAACTGTGGATGACAACAAAGACTTTAACTTCATTGGCTTTGATTTAGATATATTGGCTACTGGTAGGAGATGACAATGGCTGACCTTCCTATATTAGGTTACAAGCGTCACCCCCTACCAGTACTCACTAAACCAACTAAAGTAAAAGCTAACCCTAACCCCAACCATGTATACCCAGGTAAGACTGGGTACAAGATGACCCACAGAAAGTCTATCTGGCTGATGAACTTCAGCGTATTGAGAACTCCCTAGTTACTCAGAAAGAAGCTGTGGATGTTACCAAAGCAGCTACAGATTCTCTAACAACAGGGTCAGGTGTTGGTGTAGCAACCACTGCGGCTATAACTGCTAGTTCAGATAATTTGGCTGCAACCATTACCTCTACTGCCGCTACTATCACAGGTGTAACTGATGGCCTAGCAGCCACAATCATAAGCAACGCTACAGACATCACCAGTATTACCGATGGACTAGCAGCAACTATTACATCCAACGCTACCTCTATAACCTCTGTAACGGATGGACTAGCGGCCTCTATTATCACGCAGGCAACTGACCTTACAGCGGCTAATGCCAATGTCACTGCTCTACAAGCCAATGTTGCAAACATACTGGCAGGCTCATTCACAGGTACTGGTCTACAGACTCTGTTTACCAACGAGAATACCCAGAGGATAGCAGGCGATACTGCACTAAGCTCCACACTGG